ATGAGTATCAACATTACAGATAAATGGTTTGAAGACCCGCGTCGATCACTTCTTCTCGAGCAAGTTGGAATGATTGGCGATGCCGTCGCGATGCGACTTTGGCGGCTTGCTTTCGTTTACTACAAGGACGGCGCTGGACTTGTGCCGACGCATCTCTTTGATATCGTACCTCATAGCGCTCAATTCATCGCCGTCGGGCTCGCCGAGCGACGCGACGATGGGGTGTACGTCAAAGGCAGCCAGGACGAATTCGCGTGGTTTGCGGCCGGCAAGGCGCAAAAAAGCGAGGCTGGAAAGAAATCAGCCGAAGCGCGAAAAGCTCGCAGCGGCACCGCGATACCGAGCAACGCATCAAACCTTCCGCAGAACGACGACTCATCGGATGAAAACCGAACGGAATCCGAACAGGAGCCGAACGAAACCGAACGACCGCCGAACACGCCTCCGAACGAAAACCGAACGGAGCCGAACGAAACCGAACCTCTTTCTCTTTCTTCCTCTCTTTCTCTCTCTTCAGAAGTTTCTAACGAAACTTCTTCTTCTTCCGGAAAGACGAAGAAGAAATCTGATGCCTACCGGCCAAGGGATTTCGAATCACTCCTGGCCGACATTCCCGCCGAGCAACGAGAACTCTGGAACAGGCTCTATCCCGACGCCGAGTTTCAGAATCGAACCGGGCTTCGCGCCTGGGGTTATTACCACCGCCCGAAGCAAAAGATCCCCGAAGACCTCGGCGCTTGGATTGCTGCGCTTGATCACTGGTTCGACGACGCGTGGCCGAAGACCCAAGTGGGCGGCCCGAGCAAGGGAGCTGGGCCCGAACGCTGGCTTGATCTCGCCGCGCGGCTTTTCGCTGCGATAAAAAAATTCGGGCAGGGCGATCCGGAAATCGAATCGTTCATCGGCGACGATTGGGAATGGATTTCCAGGGCCAGGCTCATGAGCACGGTGCGCGCGATGCAGGACACTGAGCGCAATCGTGAGCGGCTGGCGATTGACCTCAAAACCGCGCATTCGACGCTTGGTGCGCAACCAGGCCAAGCGGTGAGCGCATGAAGTACGGCAAGTGCAGCCGCTGCGGTCGTGACGTCGCGTATGCGATTTTGCCAGACGGACGCCCGGCTTCGTTTGAGCGGATCAAATACCCGTACTCGATCGAGTGGAGTCAGCTCAGCGGCAAGTTTGAAGCAATACCCGGCGAGTTTGCTGGCGAGGTTTTCATCAGGCATTTTCCGGTGTGCCCGAAGGCTGGTGAGGTTTCGAAGGCGAAGCCAGCGATAGCGGCCGGAGGATGATGTGGCGAAAAAGCGAAAGCCCAGAGTCAATCTTGAAGACATGCCGTCGAACGTATCGCCCGTGTTGCCGCTTTCGCCTGTGGCCCAGGAGCGGTTTATCGCACGAGCGGCTGAGCTTAACCGAACACTCGGTCACATGCTTCGCGCGTGGAATGGATTCAAGAGCGGGGACGCTGAGCACAAGCCGTACTGGCTTGATATTTATAAAAACTGCATCGGAAAGCTTGAACTGATGCATGCGGAAATAAATTACGAGGGAAGGAAACATGACTGAATCGAGAGAAGATTACTATCCGAAGATTGCGATCAAGACATGCGCGGCGATTGAACAGTCTGAGCAGGGTTTTCGATGGGTGATGTCAGTTCACATCGAGGGCCCTGACGACATCGCGATGAAGGAAGGCCCGTGGCTTAAGAACCGCCGTGACGCGACGGAAGACATGCTCCGCCAATATGATCGCGTGATGGGAAAACTTCACAAGGAGTTCGCGTAATGAAATGGAAAACTAATGCGGACGTGGAGCGCGATGTTGTCGCAGCTCTGTCTCAGAGCAACATGAACATCAAAGAGATATTGGGGACTGTCGGAGAAGAGATTAACGACATGAACCACAATCTCATGAAAAGAGCGATTGACAAGCTTCGCAGGCGCGGAGCGATTGAGCGAATCGCAGTTGGCCCTGGCTACTGGGCGACGTATCGGCTGATTGGAGATATGAAATGAAAAAACTCACACGACGAGAAAAACAAATTGTGCTTAGAGCTGCGGAGTTAGTGGCGAGTAGTGAGGTAGTTTATTGCTGTGATGCGCTTCGTATCGCTGGTGATCACGATGAATTACTACCAGAACGCTTCGGTGACTTCTATGAAATGTCGATTGGCATATCGTGGTCAGAACACCTGTGTTCTGACCGTGTTGCCTTCGAGTCTTGGGCAATTGAATGGAGGCATATCGTTGACGCCCGTGTCTTGTGTCTGCTGACGTTTGCGGAGTTGGGGTGAGCGATGGGGCTTGAATTGATTCTCTATATCTACTTAGGCGGATTCGGCATTACGAGTGGAGCGGTAGGATACACGTGCTGGAATGCCCACGGTGTGTCGAATTCCGAGTGTGTTGGTATTGCTGCGACCATGGGGGCTGTATGGCCTGTCTCTGTGCCGATTGTCGTTAGCCAGTTAACCAAAGGAGAAGCCCCGTGAGCGACGCGAACGAATGTGTAAAGTGTAAGGGCGAGCGCTGGGTGTGCGAAAATCATCCGGACAAGGCATGGGATGTTGAATGCAGATGTAGCCCTGGAAAGCCGTGTGAGTGTAATCCATGTGATCAGGATAACCCTCCTGCGCATGCACCAGGATTCGGCACACGTCGATTAAGGTTGGTGAAGAAATGAGCGACGAAATTCTAGGTAGACATACGAAGCTGGCTGAAGATTTTGGGGCGCTAAAAGATCAGGTCCACAAACAAATGATGGGCATTGTGACCATGATCAAAACGCTTGAGTCCAGGATCGATAAAGATCCGACAGACAAAGAGATCAAAATGTATCTGGCCCGCATCAAGGAGAATTGCCAGTTCTTGAGGGGGTATGCGAAATGAGCGCGAACTTTGATGAGAAGGCGGTTGTTGTAGCCATGAAGTCTATAGGGATTGGTTATCCCGAAGACAAGCACGTCAGCCACGAAGAGAAACAAGAGCGCACATGGTTTTGGCAAGGATTCAGAAATGGCGCTCGATACCAGCACGAAAAGGACCGCGCTCGAATCGAGGAGTTGGAGCAAATAGAAAAGGTCTATCACATGAACAGAGATTGGATTGCAGAGGCTAAGGAAGAGATCGAGCGGCTAAAAGCTGAACGGCAAAAGGCTGGCGAAACAGTCGATCACTTTCACAGGCTTTGGAATGAGTCGCTTTCTAATTTGATCGCGAAAGACGAGGAGATCGAGCGATTAGAGCATGATTTGGCATCGGAAATGGAGTCTAACCTTCAGCAAGGGTATGCAGTTTCAAAGCTTGAGGCTGAGATCGGACGGCTGAAGGAGTTGGTGAGGCGTGCGGTAGACACAATGTCGTCCAAGACGTCGATCTCACCCTTGCATCGTGACTGGCTCAAACGCGCGACTCGGGAGGGAGAGGGATGAAAATTTATGCCAAGATTTGCCATGAAGACGAGGGAGTGGTCGTCGAGAATAAATTCGAAACCGAGCGCGAGGCCTATGCTTTTGTGATGGGTTTCTATGCGGCCCTTGGAGCGCTTGATATCGACGACGATGCTCATTTTGCATGTACCGATGATAAGCCGGCGAAGGATGAAGAAATGACCGACGCGAAAGATGAATCGACACGGATCCCGTTCCCGAACAAAGACTGTTATGACTATATCATCGCGAACGGATTCGAGAGAGGATCGAATCTGGCCAATAAGCTGATGGCATACGCAGAGTGGGGCTGGGATGAGGCACTGAAGCGTCACTTAAGCAAATGCGCAATGCCGAAATTCGACAAGAGCGCAACGTGCATCGGGGCGACGAAAGTCCACGCCGATGGCAACTGCCCGCACTGTGATCCGGCGGGATTTCGGATTCGGCAACTTACGAATGACGTCGCGACGCACGCGCGCATCGCGGATCGGTGCGCCGGCGGGCTGCACGCGGCGAAGGAGAAGATTCGGAAGTTGGAGGCTGAGGTCGCGCGATTGAAGGGGCAAGCCTAGGCGGCTGGGCGCTCCTCAAACACTTCATCGATGACCGTCCAAAGAAGCTCGATAGCGGCATCGCGCTTGCCCTGCTTATCCAGCTCGCGCGCGCGGCGAATGAGCTTTTGGCATATCGCGATTTGTGTGCGATCGGATAGGGAGAGCTCGTCCACGTCTGGCGCCGGCGTCATGTGATGAACTCTGTTATGGATGTCTTCGATCACTTCTCGAAGATGGTCCGTTGGTTGTTGCGAGGATGGAATAAACCCGCCATGTGTGAAGTTGGGCGGCGACACAGAAGCCGGCGATGATTCGGGCTTTCCGTCGTCATCGATGTGTCGGACCCAGCCCTTGCCGTACTTCACTCGGAGCGCTCGAATGCGGTCGAGATCGCTCATCCGAAACATCGGTTTACCGACATTGCTCGTCGGGGCCAGGTGTCCCGACTCAATCCAGTTATCAATTGATTGGACGCCGACACCGCAAATGGCCGCAGCTCGTTCTTTGTGGACGGGTTCTGACATTGGTTCGATTCCTTTGCTTACGCGACCAACTTACTCTCATTCGCGGGGCTGTCAGTTCCAATGCACTTCACGATGAGCTGCGCACGCGACTTGATACCCATCTTTCTATAGACGCTGGTCAGGTGGAACTTAACCGTCTTCTCGCAAACACAGAGTCGTTCCGCGACGTCTTTATTGGAAAGGCCTTTCGAGACAAGCTCGGCAACGTCCGCTTCACGGCGCGACAGACCTTGGTTGATGAGTGCGATTTTCATGAATCCTCCTTAATTTGGCCGTCCATGGCCGTTGCGGCGTCCTGCCGGTTATTTTTCTTTGCGAAGTTCTTTGTCGGCGAACGCGAGACCCGCAGCGATTGCGCGCCTGATGATTTCAGCGGTCTTGCGTTTGCCGAAAGCTTTTTTGAATTCATCGATTTGCTGTGAGAGGTCGCCAGAGCAAGCGATCGTGTGTCGTTTCTTTCCGGCTTTTTCGTGAAGATCATCGACATCAAACATGCACACATTAAATCGCACACTCTCGGTCATTCGCAAGAGGGGTCCTGAAGTAAACTTTAAGTAAACTTTCCGCATTCACGATTCATGAAGCACAATAGAGAAAACTTTCAGTTCATCACACACGCTGCGGTGATCAAGCATGGACGCTTCAGGGTTACTGACTTTCTTCAAGAGTAAATTCTCGAAACCGAAGCCGATGGTCGTTGTGCCCAAGGGTCCGAATCTCATTCTCGCTCCGCACGGATTCAGCCAGGGCCTTAAGAGCGGCATCAAAGAACTCTGGTGCGCAGGACTCAAGCCATCTGAAATTGCCCAAGCATACGGCATGAGTGAAATCGTCGTTCGGAAAATTCTTAAGCGCGTGATGCCGAGGTATGGGCGACTTAAGTGAGTCGGGAGTGAGCATGGCCAGGCGTGTTCAGATGACTGGGCCGAAGACCGAGCGGGCATTCAAGCTAAGGAAGTCAAAGCCTCGGCTGTCAACCTGTCGCGCACTCGGACGGCGTGTGCCGAGTGTGATCGAGAAGCCCTGTTACGACTGCGGCGAGAGAATGATCACCATGAGATTCAATCCAAAGACCGACAGGTACGAGGGCGAGCGCATCTGCCGGTTCTGTGCTCAGTCGTTCAAACGCAAGTACGCAGCAGGTTGAGCCAGCAAACCAAGACCGCAATCTAAAGTAGATGGGGGTAGACGATGGAACTCCGGCTAGACGCTCGCAAGATCGCGAGAGGCATTACGATTCGAGTCGATACCACTGCGCTCGAGCGCGAGATGTTCGGATTCATGGGATGGCGGAAGCGGCTAGCACTCGCTCTGTTTAGACTTGGAGCCAAAGTGCTTCGCGTTGGTGTGGAGGTGAAATGAAGCGTCTCGCCGTCCTTTTCGTTCTTTCTATGGTAAGCGGATGCAGCGATGAGCCCGAGTGGGGATACCCGTATAGGTCCTGCATTCGCGATCATGTTCAGTTGATGCCGATGGCGATGGGCAAATTCACGCTGCTTCAGCCGCAGACTGTTTGCGACGAATATTCGGCAGACATGTTTATCAGGCACGGCTCTAAATTCTATCGGCTCGTACCCGAGAGGCAGTGATGGCTAACCGCGATGGATCGAAGTCAGGCGGCCGATCTAAGGGCACGCCGAACAAGAAGACAACGAATGCCCAGGAGATCGCTGATCGCCTGGGTGTTGATCCGTTCGAGGTGTTGCTGCGTTTTGCGGCGGGCGACTGGAAAAAGCTCGGATACACGAAAGAGAAACGCCTGGTTTCGTCGAACCAGTACGCAAGCATCTACGAAGACAACATTACCCCGTCAATACGTGCGTCTGCCGCAGCCCAGGCATGCAAGTATCTCTACCCGCAACGCAAGGCCGTCGAGCTTAAGGGCGAAGACGGGAAGATGCTCCCAACAATTATCGTGAGTCTCCCATCAAATGGCAGAGAACGAAAAGATTGAGATCAAACCGCAGCCAGGGCCACAGGCGACGTTTCTTGGAACGCCGGCTGACATCGGTATTTACGGCGGCGCCGCCGGCGGCGGAAAAACCTATGCACTTCTCATTGATCCACTCAGGCACTATCACAACGAAGAATTCGCGGGCGTGATCTTTCGCCGGAACACAACGCAAGTGAGAAACCCTGGAGGGCTCTGGGACGCTTCGAGGCGAATCTATCCGCTTCTCCAGTGTGATCCAAAGGAGACGACGCTCGAGTGGTACGCGCCCACTCATTGGAAGATGAAGTTCGCGCACCTCGAGTACGACAGTACGGTTTACGACTGGCAGGGCGCAGAGATTCCATGGATTGGGTTTGACGAGCTCACGCACTTCTCGGCTCACCAATTCTTCTACATGCTCTCTCGGAACCGCTCGACGTCGGGCATACCTGGCACAATCAGGGCGACAACGAACCCGGACCCTGATTCATGGGTAGCAAAGTTCATTGCGTGGTGGCTCGATCCCGAGACCGGACTTCCGATTCCGGAGCGTGCTGGCAAGCTTCGTTGGTTCATTCGCGAAAATGACGAGATCATTTGGGCCGACACAAAAGAGGAGCTTGAGGCGCGATACGGCAAAGAGTGCATGCCGAAGTCGGTGACGTTCATCCCAGCAAAGCTCGCCGATAACAAAATCCTGATGGAGAAAGACCCAGCTTATCTCGCGAACCTGAAGGCCCAGGACAAGGTGCAACGTGCGCGCCTGCTTGATGGCAACTGGAAGATAAAAGCAGCCGCGGGGCTTCTCTTCAAAGAGAACTACTTCCCGGTTGTCGATGGCCCACCATGCGCTGTGGTTTCGACTGTGCGCTTCTGGGACCGCGCTGCGACTGAGCCAACAGAAGGGACTGATCCCGATTATACCGCTGGTGTGAAGCTATCAAAGCTTGTCGATGGTCGCTTTTATGTCGAGCACGTTGAACGCTTTCGGTACTCGCCATTTAAGCGCGATCAGATCATCAAGAACACCGCGACCACCGACAGCGTGGCGGTTGAGATCGTGCTCGAGCAAGAGCCGGGCGCGAGCGGCAAGGCCGAGATCTCGTACATCATCGGCAAGCTCGCTGGGTTCAGAGTTACCGCAGTGTCAGCGACGGGCGATAAGGTCACGCGCGCGGGCCCGGCATCATCGCAGGCCGAAGCTGGAAACATTCTTGTTAGACGTGCCGAGTGGAACAAGGCGTTTTTCGAGGAGCTAACGAACTTCCCTGATGGGAATCACGACGACCAGGTTGACGCGCTTTCGGGCGCGTTCAATGCGCTTGCGCAGCCGGTGCCGGAGCCGGATATCAGGTGATTACTCAGCCTTTTTCAGCCACTCCTTGGGGGACGGCCAGTACCCTGGGTCAAGCAAGTTGAGTCGATTGAGAAGCGTTCCTGTCGACCCCAGGCTTTCGAAGCTAATGGGATCTTCGAATGTTTGCGAATACACCTCAAGAATGAGTCGTGCGTCGTGCGGAAACTTCTTCCTGAGTGAGATGCACTGGTCGTGGATCACGGCCGGATTATTCCCTGCAGCCTGGAGGCGCTCTGAGACCTCCTTCTTTACGGCCTCGATGCGCTCGCGTTCTTCGCGGGCGCCATCTCTCTGAGTTCTCAGAATGTCATTTGCCACGAGCTTTCGGTAGAAGTGGACGGTCGCCCATAGTGCGGCAGCTGAGATGATCGCGGAGGCAAAAGCGGACCATGCGGCGATATGATCGGTGAGGCTCATTGACGTGTCTGCGGCTTTAGTCGCCAGGGCTGCGAGAACGGCATTCATCTGCTCAGGAGTCATGGTCTTTCCCCATCAATGGTTTGCATTCTTGATGTTACACCCCAGGCCAAAAGGCAAGCGCCGCCATAGGCTTGCCCCGGCAAATGACGCGGCTAGCGTCAATTCTGTAGCCCGGAGGATTGATGCCAATTCAGAATCTGTTTCGTCGGATCTTCCTAAAGCAAAGCCCAAGTCAAACCGCGCTCGCAATGCAGAAGGTCGGCCAGGCTGTCTCGACGCCGCGGAACTACGCGGGGTTTTCAAAAGAGGCCTACGAGAAAAACGTCGTTGCCTATCGCGCGATCACTGGAATCTCGCGTTCATGCGGCGCGATCCCATTTCTGCTCTACAAGAAGCGAAAAGGGGCTGCGAAGCAGGAGATCGAGGAGCATCCCATGCTCGATCTCCTCATGCGTCCAAACCCGATGCAGGGACGCGCGGCTTTCATTGAACGATTGATCGCGTTCTTCATGATCGCGGGCAACACGTACATTGAGGCGAGCGGTCCGACGCCTGGCGCGGCTCCGCAAGAGCTGTGGGTGCCGCGTCCGGATCGCATGAAGGTGATACCTGGCTCGATGGGACTGCCCGAGGCGTACCTGTACGAGTTCGGCGGAAACAAGGTTCGCTATCAGGTTGACCAGGTGAAGGGGCACTCTCCGGTTCTTCACATGAAGACGTTCCACCCCACTGACGATTGGTACGGCATGAGCCCGATCGAAGCCGCGGTCATGTCGGTCGATAACCATAATGAGGCCGGACTCTACAATCTGGCACTCATGCAGAACAAGGCAACTCCGAGCGGTGCTCTTGTCGTTTCAGTGAGTGACAAGAACCCATCCGGGAAGCTCGATGATGAGCAGTATAAGCGCCTCCAAGCAAAACTGGAGGAGAAGTTCGTAGGTTCGCACAATGCCGGCCGCCCAATGCTTCTCGAGGGCGGGCTTGATTGGCGTGAGATGGGACTCTCTCCAAAGGACATGGAGTACATCCTAGGGAAGAACATGTCCGCGCGCGAGATCGCGCTCGCGTTCGGCTATCCGCCGATTCTTCTCGGTATTCCAGGTGACTCGACCTACAACAACCAGAAAGAAGCGCGACTCGCCCTGTACGAAGATACAGTTTTACCAACCATGGATTTTTTAGTGACCGAGCTAAACAATTGGCTAGCTCCGGCGTTCGGCGAAGGCCTCGTTCTCGACTATGACCGCGATTCAATTGATGCGATCGCGGTGAAGCGCGAGGCCGTGTGGGCGCGCGTGAAGGATGCTGACTTTCTAACTGACAATGAAAAGCGCGAGGCCGTTGGCTATGAGCCGCTCCCAGGCGGGGACACTCTGTATAAAGACGCCACCAAGATTCCAATTGATCTACTTGCCGAGGGAGTGAGCAATGAATCTTCGAGCGGCCGTGGTTCTAATAGCGATGGCAACGATGACTCTGAATCTGACGATCCCGGCGATGACGACCCCGACCCTGCCGACGAAGGAAAGTCGGCGAACTCGGCGCGCACGCGAGCGATCGAACACAAAGCGGCGGAGAATCGGTTTAGCGACTTCGTGAATCGGTTCGTCGACCGATACGCTGGCGACCGAGTGACAGGGATTCAGCGCACCTCAAAGAAGCGCGTCACTGAAGCTATACGCGACGCAATAAAAGATCACATCGAAGAGGGCACGAATCTCAATGAGCTTTCGGTGTCTATTCAGGCCGAGGTTGAGAGTGTCTACAAGTTGATGTCCGAGGGGCGGGCTCGGACGATCGCACGCACAGAGACGACGGTAGCGTCAAATGAAGGGTCTCGGGCGGCGGCCTCCGCGCTCGGGCTCCCAAACATGCTTAAGGAGTGGGTGTCGGCCGATGACAGCCGCACCCGCGGCGCTGATGCCGATGATGCAACTAATCACATGAAGATGAACGGCACGAAGATCCCGATGCACGAGAAATTCATGGTGCCATCAGTCGACGGGCCCGACGAAATGGATGGCCCTGGCGACAAGGACGCGCCGGCGGATCAGGTTGTCAATTGCCGATGCGTTCTGGTCTACGAAGCTGGCGAAGAAAAATCTATCAATCTCTCAAGCCAAGCAGCCAAGCGCCGTCATATCGTCACGATCGCGCGCAAGCGGGCGACCTTCGAGCGCAGCTTTGCGGCTCAAATCAAAGAAGTATTCAAGCGAGAAGGCGAGGGCCTCGTGCGCGCTCTTGCGGGCGTGACCGACCAACGGTCGCTCGAGCGCGTGATCGATGTCACGCTCGAGAATTCAGCATCAGACTTTAAGCGAGTATTCCGAGCGAACGTCGCTGCGATCATGAAGGACTTTGGCGGTGATGTGCTGAAGCAAGTGGGCTGACTTGCTTGAGCAAATGCTTGAACGAGAGTGAATCTGTTGGGTCACGAATCTTCTCTCTCATGGAGTGCTGATGAAATTCCTGAGTCGTCCGTTTGAGGTCAAGGAAGTCGGCGAAAACGGGCTTGTCGTTGGCTACGCCTCGGTCTTTGGCAACATCGATCTCGGAGACGACGTTGTTGAGAAGGGCGCGTTCAAAAAAACACTCAAGGAATCCAAGGGCCGTTGGCCGATTCTGCATCAGCACGAACCGGCGAAAAAGATCGGCTATAACACCGAGGCTAAAGAAGATGACCACGGTCTTCTCGTGACCGAAGAGCTTAACGTCGACACCCAGCTTGGCCGCGAAGAGTATTCGTTTGCCAAGCAATCTCTGCGTCTGGGTGTTCCGTTTGGTCTCTCGATCGGCTACAGCCCGACCAAAGCTGTGCCTGACAAAGAGCGACCCGTCGTTCGTCGACTCCAAGAAGTGAAGATGTGGGAGCACTCCCACGTGACTTTTGGGATGAACCAGCAAGCCCTCATCACTGCCGCGAAGGCGTGGAATGAACGTCGTGACCTCGGACTCGATGAGCTCACGGACGTTTTTTTTAAACACATGGAAGAAATCGGCCACAGCCATAAAGACGTTTTGGACGCACTCCAACGCATTGGAGCCGCAAAAGGTTCTGGTGAGCCGGACAAGTTGGTCCACTCCCTTGACCGCGCAATCCAGGCGCTCAAGCGCTGAGGCCATAGCAGGAAGCGAAACTTAACCAGGCACTCGGAGGAATTCATGCCGTCTATTGAAACTCAGGTACAGGAAAAAATCGATCAACTCGGCACGGCGTTCGACCAATTCAAAAAGGCGAACGATGAGCGACTCAAACAAATCGAGTCGAAAGGTTCGGTTGATCCGACTCTCGAGCAGAAGCTCAATAAAGCAAACGAAGACGTCGGAAAACTCGACGCCGAACTCAAAGAACTCAAGACCGCCCTCAATCGCCGACCGACTGGTGGTGAGCAAGAGGAGAAAGACGCAGGCCGATTCGCCCAGTACAAGGCGACCACTCCGTTCTTGTTCCGCGAAGAGAAGTTCAGTCGCGAAGCGGATCAGGAATATAAGGCTGCGATGAATTCCTACATGCGCCGCGGCCGCGAAGAGAAAGCTCTTTCGTCTGGCTCTGATCCCAGCGGCGGTTATCTCGTTCGCCCCGAGGTTGGCGAGATGATCCAGACGAAGCTCTTCGAGACTTCGCCGTTCCGCCAATACTTCGGCTCGATTCAGATTAGCTCGGACGCATTCGAGGCTCCGACTGATGGCGATGAGATCGAAGCAAAATGGGCCGGTGAAACTGACGCGCGCAACGAGACCGGAACGTTCGGTATTGGTATGCTCAGCATTCCAACTCACGAACTCACTGCAAGCCCGAAGGCAACGCAGAAGCTTCTCGACGATGCCGGCTACGACGTTGAGTCGATGCTTGGCGCGAAGGCGGTCGACAAGTTTGCTCGTACCGAGGCGAACGTGTTCGCGAACGGCAATGGCGTGAAGAAACCCCGCGGCTTCCTGACTTTTGCCGCCGGCACTGGCGCAGGACAGATCGAACAGATCAAGTCGGGCCATGCCTCGCAGCTCACCGCTGACGGCATCATCGACCTGGTGGGCGCATTGAAGAGCGGCTACCGCAAAGGTTCGGTGTTCTTCGCAACGCGTCTGTCGATCTCGGCAGCACGTAAGCTGAAGGGCAATGACAACAACTATCTCTGGCAACCCGGCCTTCAGGCCGACAAGCCGTCAACTCTCCTCGGCTCGCCGATCGAAGAGGCGGCAGACATGCAAGAGATTGCGGCTGGCTCGCTCCCGATCGCATACGGCAACTTCAAAGTCGGCTATCTGATCGTCGACCGCATCGGCGTGCGCATCCTGCGCGACCCATACACAAAGAAGCCGTTCGTCGTATTCGATTTCACGAAGCGCGTCGGTGGCGATGTGGTTGTCCACGAAGCGATCAAGCTGCTCAAGGTCGGCACATAATCACCTGATCCTCGAATCGAGGGGCTGCCCAAGCGGCAGCTCCTTTCTTAAGTCTGAATTCAAAACTTTTTCAAGGAGACCCCAATGAAGGACCTTCACAACAACATCAAGGTGAGCCGAGTGCTGAGCCCTGTCTCTGTCGCTGATAACACCGCTCAAGTCGGCGAGATCATCGACAACCAGGGCTTCGATTCGCTCGAGTATGCGATCGCCATCGGCTCGGTCGCTGATGCGGACGCGACATTCGCGGTGTTGCTCGAAGAGAGTGACGCGGCAAACATGGATAATTCAAACGCGGTTGCGGACGCTGATCTTCTCGGCACCGAGGATCTGGCTGGCTTCAAGTTTGACGATGACAACAAGGTTCGCAAACTCGGCTACATCGGAACGAAGCGCTACACGCGCCTTACGATCACGCCCGCGGGCAACGCGAGCGCGGCTCTCATCTCCGCGGTTGCGGTGCAGAGCCATGCGTCGGTTCGTCCGGTCGCTTAATCAAACACCATTTTGCGCCCTAGGGTTTCTCTCCTCATCCTGGGGCGCACCTTTCATGCTGGAGTCATTATGTTGGTTTTAATGCTGGCAACTACCCCTGGCTCTGATCGCGATCACAAGGGCATCGCATTGCCCGTGCGGTCGTACGAGGGCGGCAAGACGTATCCTCTGGGCGATGAACTCGCGCAGGCCTTCATTTCGATGGGTGTCGCGAAAGACGCAACGGAGCCGAAGCATGAACCGAAAAGCGAAGATCAAGGGCCCGCGCAACCAGTGGCAGCGTCGCAAAACGGAAAGGGAAAGCAAGTGGCTCAGAAAGAAAAGCGCAAAGGGAAGAACGCGGGAGCCGCGCCAGAGAACAAATCTCGCTGA